CGCCGACGGCCGACATCGTGCACCTCGACTCGAGGCGCAATGTCGTAGACCCCGCAGAGGATGACCTGGATGCCGTCGCGCGTGCGACGGACCCGGACCGTGGGGAGGACCAGTGACGATCGACATCCAGCTTGAGGAGATGGTCACCGCGCTCGGCCTCCGGATCGAGTACGCGGCGCTCCCCCCTGACCGCGACGGCGAGTACCGCCCGAAGCACCGCGTCATCCGGCTGCGTCGCGGCATGCCGTCACGCCTCCACCGCAGCGTGCTCGCGCACGAGCTGGCGCACGCCGTGTTCGGTGACGAGCCGACTCACTTCGGGCCGCGTCACGCGAAGCAGGAGCGTCGTGCCGACGAGTGGGCAGCGCTCCGCCTCATCTCACACGAGGACTACATGCACGCCGAGGCCGTCCGCGACGGGCACCCCGGAGCGATCGCGGTCGACCTCGGCGTCGTCCGCAGCATCGTCGAGGCGTACCAGCGCATCCTGCTCCGCGTCGAGAACACCGTCTACGTGCAGCCGAAGATGGGCGCCGGCATGTGGGCGCACCGCGTGGACGTGGCCTAATGCCTCGGCCTCCGCTGCTCATCGGGACGTGGGGGAAGATCCGCCGGGCGACGATCGACGGACAGCCGATGGCGTTCGCGAACTACCGGGACTCGTCCGGGCGCACGCGGCCGATGCAACGGAACGGGCGGACGGAGGCGGAGGCAGAACGGAACCTCGTCGCGGCGCTCAAGGCGAAGCTCGACGACGAGTCGAGTGACCTGCTGGCCGCGTCGTCCACGATCGCGGACCTCGCGGACAAGTGGCTCGACGAGCTGCGCCTGCAGAGCACCCCGCAGGGCACGCTCGTGACCTATCGGTCGGCGATCGAGGCGAACATCAAGCCGGGGATCGGCGCCCTTCGGCTGTCCGAGGCGAGCGTGCCGCGGGTCGACCGGTTCCTCAAGGGGATGCTCGACCGGCCGAGCGCGGCGCGCACCGCGCGGGTCGTGCTCGCCGGCATGTTCAAGCTCGCTGTCCGGCACGGCGCCGTCGGCCGCAACCCCGTGCCTGACACGATGCCCATCGCCGCGAAGAAGCGCGTCGTGAAGGCGAAGACCCTCGAGCACATCCACGGGATGCGCGAGCGGTTCGCCGAGTACGACCGGTCGCACGTGTCCGAGTTGTGGGAGCTGTCCGGCATGCTCATGGGCACCGGATGCCGCATCGGCGAAGGCCTCGCGCTGCGCTGGGATCAGGACCTGCAGCTCGACACCGGCATCGTCGACATCGCGGGGACGCTCGTCGTCGGCGAGGACGGGAAGCTGCACTGGCAGCCGCACCCGAAGTCGGACGCGGGCGAGCGCAGCCTCACCCTTCCTGCCACGATGCGCGGGCTCCTCGTCGAGCGTCGCGTGAACGCGATGTACGAGCCCGTGTTCCCGTCGGCGACGGGCACGTGGCGCTGGCCTGCGAACACTCGTCGGCAGTGGCGCGCCGCGCTCGAGGGGTCGATCTACGCGGGCACGACGCCGAAGGACTTCCGTCGCGCGGTCGCGACTCACCTCGACCGACAGGTCGGCGTGAAGGCTGCTCAGCAGCAGCTCGGTCACGGCAACGAGGACGTGACGATCGAGTTCTACATCGAGCGTCAGCGCGAGGTTGCGGACTTCGCCGAAGTCATCGACACCATGTTCCAATTCGCAGGGTAAAGACCGGATCTCCCTCGACCGCTGACTCCCCGCTTGCGTGCGACTGCCCCGTAAACGCAGAAAAGCCCCGACAGATGGCGAGATCTGTCGGGGCTTATCCGTGCACCCCCTGGGACTTGAACCCAGAACCCACTGGTAAAGGGTTCGGTTCGGGGTGAGTTGGGTCGTGGGGGTGACGGGCGGGTTTCACGCGTAACGATGCGGTTCGGTTCGGTGCCTAGTTGGGTTGGGTCGTGGGCGGGTGTGACTAAAAACACCGAGTAAATCGAGGATCGCGGCGCCTCTGCTAATCGCCGATGTGGCGAGTAGTCCCACCCATCTCGGCTGCGACCGATGCGGCATCAGCTCCGTTGACGATCCAGTCCGAGCCGACCGCGACATCGTGGGGCGAGGGATTCGTGTCCTGCAGACCTTCGAGCACGAAGATCGCGGCATCCCGCGCTGTCTCGTTCTCGTACGTCGTGAGCAGCGCGCCTCCGTCACAGTCCCCCGCCTCCTCCGCCACCGTGACGTCCCGGGGCGTGATCTCCTCGCACTCCCCACCGGCTGCGATGTACATGGCGCGGAGGTCTTCGAGCGTTGTCCCGGTCGGCGTTGAGACCGGCTCCCGCAGCTCCGTCGGCATCTCCGTGATCTCGGGCGCCGGTCCCGCGGTCGCGCATCCGGACAGAGCGATCATGACCGCGGCGATGAGCGCCGTTCCCGCGAGCTTCTTCACGCGCCGAGCATAACCGCGCGGGTCAGCTCGCTTGGCGCCGCCGTGCCCGCTCAGCTCGGCGCTCGTCTCGGATGCGCCGGAGCCGGCGGACGAGCATCGGGTTCAGCTCGAGCGCCTCGCGGGTGTCGATCGTGCGAGCGAGGAGCTGGTAGTAGCGAGACGGCGTCTCCCCCAGCTCGCGACGGATCGCCTCCTCCTTGTCCCCCGTGTGCTCGCCCCAGCGCTCCTCGAACGCGAGGAGGTCGGAGACGGTCACGGGCGCCGACGGCGACGCTTCGGGCTCGCTTTCAGAACGAGTGCGCCGACGAAGGCGGCGGCAATCCCGAGCCACGGCAGAGGGTTCGCGGCGATGCTCGTCCACAGCGCGTCGAGACTCAGCAGAGCGCCCTGCAGGAAGTAGGGCAGGAAGTCGTTCGTCATGTGCACATTCTGGACGAGGCCGTCGACATCGCCGCTACGCTGCCGCGATGGACACCATCACGCCGCCGGAACTCGCCGACGAACTCGGCCACATCGAGACCCGCCGTGGACGCAAGATCCGCGCATACCTCCGTACGAAGTACCCCGATCACCCGAAGGGTGACTGGTGGATGCTCACCCCCGACCAGGCCGATGATGTCCGGGCGCACTTCTCCTCCTGACCCGCTCGACGCGGTCGCGCAGCCACCCTGTCCCGAGTGCGGGACGGTGCTGCGTGACGATCCCCGCGGGCTCGAGTGCTGCACCTGCGGCGTGCTGTTCCTCCGCGACGGCACCCGCGTCACCCGCTGAGGCCAGTCGCCGTCGGCGGTCAGTCGTACGATCGAACCCATGTTCATCGGACTGATCCGCCCCGTCGAGAAGCAGACCCGCGAGGTTCGAGGCGAGGGCATCGCCGCCATCCACGAGCAGCTCGAGGCGCCTGCCGGATGGGAGCTGACGCAGGCACACATGGGACGCCAGCCCGGGACGACGGAGTTCTTCACGGTCGGACAGTTCGCGCGACGTGACGAGCCGACCGAGATCGAAGCCGACGACCGCGAGGCCCTGCGCGCGAAGGTCCCCGAGGGCCACGAGCTGCTCGCCATCATCCAGCGATGACCGTCCTGCACCCCGACGTCCTGCTGAGCATCTCGCTCAGCGCCGCGATGAGCCGGAACCAGTACACGGCCGACCCGCAGCCGATCATCGACGAGCTGCGCCAGCTCGGCGGCGGGCGCCCCGACATCCTCCTGCCCGACGTCGGCCGATGGATCGGGTACCACGGGATCCCGGAGAACGCGGCCCTCACGTCCGCGCTGCTCGAGGCGTTCCCCGGCGCGGTGCCGTTCATCGCCGAGGGACAGCGGACCCGCGACCGTGGCTCGCACAGCACCCCGCGCGTGAACGACGAAAAGCCCCCGACCGCCTCGAGATGAGGCAGCCGGGGGCTGAGAGTATTTCCTGCTTTGGGTATCGACGCGGGATGACCTTCGCGCATGAGAAGGTGTGTCGAACACGTTTCGCGCAAGTTTCTTGCGGGCGACAGGACCAGTCGAGTTGGAGATACCGTGACCAAGCTGTCCCTATCGGTGCGACCCCTGCCGGACGGAGTCGAAGCCAAGATCGGCGGGCTGGGCAGCACCAGCGACTCGATTCGCTTCACGTCGACCACTCACGTCCTGTCCGCGGAGCCCACTGCCTGGCTTCCGGTTGCGACCCTCACAGCGATGTCAGCGGCCGCGCCTGTCGAGATCGCAGGCCGCGTCGACTCGATCGCGCTCGACGGGGCCCGGCGGGCACAGCGCCTGCTGGCGGGCTGGCACCGTGACATGCGACCTGTCGCAGTATCCGCCGGCGAGGTGTACGCGCCTTCAGTTGGGACGGGTCGCGGTACCGGGGTGTTCTTCAGCGGCGGCGTTGACTCGTTCTATTCAGCAGTCGCGTCAGGCGAGGAAATCTCCCACGCGATCTTCGTCACCGGTTTCGACGTGGACCCGGGAGACGCAGAGCTGGCAGAGGCAGCGCGGGCCGGCGCGCGCGATGCCGCGACGGAGATGGGTCTGACGTTCGTAGAAGTCACGACCAATGTCAGGACGGTCACAGATCCCCTCGGCGACTGGGGCGTCAAATTTCACGGCGCTGCTCTAGCCACCGTGGCACTGCTGCTCTCCGACACTGTGCATAGGGTTGTTGTGCCGGCCAGCTATCACACCACCGAACTGTTCGCGTGGGGGTCACACCCCGAACTCGACCCACTTTGGAGCTCAACCACGGTTCAGCTCCGCCATCACGGAGAAGACGCCACACGACCGGAGAAGGTCCAGTTCATCGCGAGCAACGCGTCCGCGATGAGGCACCTGCGGGTGTGCTGGGAGAACCGGCACGGACGGTACAACTGCGGCGAGTGCGAGAAATGCATCCGCACGATGATCAATCTCCGCGCTGCCGGGGCGCTGGGGCGTTGCCAGACACTGCCGGACTCGATCGACATTCGCGTCCTCGACGGCTACCGGTCGGGTCACGGTTCGGCTCTATTCGCTCAGCAAAATCTCGAAGCGCTCCGCAATAACGGAGTCGACGACGTCGAACTTACGCGGGCGCTGCGTCGTATCGTCCGGCGCGCACCGCTCTGGGATGCCGCCAGGAAGGCGAGACGCCTGATCCGCCGCTAGCGCAGCGCAGTAGCGAGAGGGAGCGGACAAGACCCGCAGAACCGCGATGAGGCCGGCACGTTACGATTCGACGCAAGGGTCGCGGATCGCTTGGTGCGCACCTTGGACTGCCAGTACATTTCTGGCATGCCCGAAGCACCCGTGACGATCCGCGACGTCTACCAAGCGATTCGCAGTCAGCTGCCTGAAGGAAGCCACATCGCGCGTGAACTCATCGAAGGATTGATGCCGTGCGCAGACGAACCGAATACCGTCCGCGTCAACGCTTCGATCCAGCTTCTCGTCCAAGCGATAGTGCGTCTAGACGAAGTTGTCAGCGCCGCGGTCAGCTACGAGCTGGGACCCAACGAGCCCGCTGGCGAAGCGACGAGGCGGCCGTAGCCGTCACGTAGAATCCGTCAACATGGGACGACGTCAACTACAGGTCCTCGGGGTATGCCTCATCATCCTGGGCGCCGCTGGGGCAGCAGCCGTCGTCGTCCTATCCGGCGGATGGGACGAGGGCGGGATGGGTAGCAACATCGCTACCGCTGGTGGCGCGTTACCGGCGGTATTCGGCGCCATGCTCCTGTGGCACACGCGCGAGACGTCCTGATGCTCGAACCCCGTCGCAGCACATATGTCCCAACCCTGATCGCGGGAGCGAGTGCGGTCGCCCTTGTTCTCTTCGGAACGCGGTGGGGCAGCTACATCGGCGTAGCTCCGCTGTTCCTCACCGACATCCTGCTGGGGGCCGCCACGGTCCACTACCTGCTCGGGATGTGGCGCGCACCGCGACCAGCTCTTGGTATCGCTCGGCTGCCGATCCTAATTCTGGCGTGCTCGGTATGGGTGATCGCACGTTTTGTGCTGGGCGCCAACCTCGGGTTCGAAGCTATCCGCGACTTCGCGCCTTACCTCTATATCGCCGTCGCGATACTCGGATGGCACGCTGCGATGCGCGCAACGGAAGCAGAGAAGTCGCGCACGGTCAAGCTGCTCACATGGGCACTCGCACTGCACGCCGCCTGGTACACCGCCCAGGCGCTAGTGCCCACGCTCCCGCTCCTGCTGCCTCAACTATCAGCCGCGCAGGACCTCCACGTCTTCTCCCCACGGCCCGACGTCGACTGCGCCCTCATCGGGGTCCTCGCCGGTCTACTTCTCACCCGCGCTCTGGAGGCGCGCCGATGGCGCTTCCTTAACCTTCTTGGCTTCGCCGCATGCTGGGGAGCCATTCTCTTGTCGATGACTCGCGCAGGCGTGCTGGGAGCGGCAACCGCGACAGCACTCGCCATCGTGCTCGTGCTCGCAGGCTCGAAGGCTGGCAAGTCACGAAAGCTCGAACTCGTCTCCGTCGCACCACTGATCCTGGTCGCCTTCATCGCGATCGTCCCCACCACCGACGTTGGGACTAAATTCCTAGCCACGCTTGACCCCAGCCTTGCCGCATCGAGCACCGTCGCCGAAGGGGCAGCGGGAACCACTCGCGCTCGCTCGAACGCCTGGGATGCTGTCGCGGAGTGGACGCTCAACGATCCACAGCGCGCGATCGTCGGCGTCGGCTTCGGGCCGAACTTCCTTGTGGATTCAGGTGCCAGTATCCTCCTCGTCAGCAACGCGGAGGGTGGGGAAGACGTCCCACGGTCTCCTCACAATTTCTGGATCGGGACCTTTGCGCGTCTGGGCGCTGTCGGCCTCGCTCTCGTCGGGGCCGCGGTCGTCATGGCGCTAGGCCGGACGTGGCGTTCGCGCCGGGTCCTGACTTCGGACCCGCTCGCGCTGCTCACCGCCCTCATACCTGCCGCGTTGTTGATTCCAGCCACCTTCGGGGTGGTTCTCGAATCACCGTTCGCTGCTGTCCCGTTCTGGTGGTCGATCGGCGTATCTCTTGCCCTGTACCAGCGGCGTGCGGGGACGGCCGACTTCGGTCGTGCAATCCCCGCACGCATCAGTCGCGCCCGATCTCAAAGGCCCGTCAGTCGCGTCGCGACGAGGGCCGCAAGCTCGTAACCGTCCTGCGTCGGATGTAAGCCGTCACTCTGGATGAGCACACCCAACCCTCGCGGATCGCGCAGGTAGGCGTCGTAGAAGTCGAGGAACCCCCAGCGCTTGACGCCTGCCAGCGCGCGTAGCTCGTCAATTCGACGGACGTGCGCCTGACCGTAAGCGGCTTCGTTCGGCCATGCCGAAGTGTGCGGGTTCTGCCCGACAACGGCCACAGACGCGAGCGGCAGCCGGTCCTGGACTGCGGCAACCCAGTCGGCGTACGGCTTAGTCCACTGCGCGCCGCCGACCTTCGTGACCTCGTTGTGGCTGTCGTCGAAGATCTCAAGCACCTGGCCGTAGTTCGGCGTCTCGAGCTTCAACCGCGTCGCATCCGTGTGATAGGTCATGTCGCTGCCCGAACGTGAGGCATTGATGACGGTGAGCGTTGGCGAGCCGCCGATCGTTGTAGCCGAATCTCCGAAGCGCTCCCAAAGTTCCGGGAGCGCGGGAGCGATGAGGGGCCCGTTGACACCGTCGCGGATCTGAACCTCGTAAATCTTGCCGGGGAAACCGCCGCCGGACGGCTGCCAGTCCTCTGCGCCAATCTCGAGCTGAGAGACGGTGGTCGCGAACATCGCGGACGCTGCTCCGGAGAACGACTGGGTCGATCCGAGCTGAGTCCATGTCAACGCTGCAGCGCCGAATGCGCTGTCGACTGCGGTGTAGAACTTGCAGGTCTCAGAGGTGCCCGGAACGATCTCGTTGGTCACTCGGAGCCACATCGGTGAGCCATCGCTGGGCGGCGTGACGGCTACTGACGACACCCAGTCGGCGTTCCAGCCTGTGCCGTTCTTCGACACCGCAATCCGAAGAAATCCGCTCTGAGAGAGGCGCCACCTGAACTGGTTGACGGTCGAGTAACCGGATGCCCCGTTCGGGAACTTCCGCGCGATCAGCGTCCGCTCTCCGCCGCTGCCCGGCACCCAGGAGTCAGGTAGCACCTTCATGCGGAGGTCGAGATTGCCCGTCGTGAACGCCGTCTTGCTCGCGTCCTCGGGGTAGTAGCGAAGTGATCGGGTAGTGGTACGTACGTAGCGGGGTCCATCGGAACCTGCCTGCAACACGACAGGCGGGCGGAAGTCCTGAGTGGCGTGATCCCACGTCCGGGACTCAACTCGGATGCCTGGATAAGCGGCGGCAAGCTTCTTGGCGTACCGGGTGACCCATCGAAGATCGGCCGGGTTCGAACCGTCTGAGTCTCCAGTGGAGTCACCACGCCGTCCGAAAGCGACCGATCGCCCGGCATCGAGCGCAGACCGGAGGGCCCGGAATGCGAGGTCCGTGTCGTCCACCGACGCGGCGATCTGCCCAGCAATGGCAGCGCTTACCGCAGTCGCCGTCTTGGAGGCCGGGTTCTTGAGCAGGCCCTCGGTGATGGTGTCGTTCGTGTTCCCGACGGCCGCCGCCTCCGCTGCAGCTTCGACGGCGGCAGCCTGCGCCGCCACCGCGTTCAGCCGAGCGAGTTCCGCCGCCTGCGCGCTGCTGGCCGCGGCACCCGCGTTCCCCGAGGCCATCGCGGCAGCCGCTTCTGCGGCGTTTGCGTAGACCGACAGCGACGTCATCGGAGTACGGAGCGACCCGGAGACGACGACGATCTGCATCGTCTGGTTTACGACCCGGAACGCCGGGTAGATCCCGAGGTCCGAGGACCGCAGCTCGGGCATCGGCACGCCCTGCAGGTCGGTGAGCGCGAGCGGCGTGGACAGCGTCGTGTCGGCCAGGGCGTAGACCTGTGCCGTCGCATTCCTGACGGCGTTGCCGTTGCCGTCTGCGGCGAGCGTCGCCGGGAAGTAGTCGATGATCGCCACGTCGGCGCTCCTCTCGGGTCAGGGGTAGGGAGGGTCAGCCGAGTGCGCGGCGCGATTCGACCGCGGACTGGTAGGCGACACGGCCGACGACCTTCGGGTCGGGCAGCACGACGTCTTCGCCCTCGAGGACGCTGTCCTTCGGGACGGAGCCGAGGCCGATCTTCGTCAGCCAGCGGTTCACCTTCGGGATTGCCATAATGCGGGTCACGACGGACGCGATCGCGACGAGCGAGGCGAGGACGCCGGTCGCCCACGCGATCCAAGATGCGGGCAGGATCTTCGCCAGCTCGGCGAGTACCTCGGGCGCGACGGCCGCGACCGCGAGGATGGCGGCGGCGATGGTCGTGGCACCGGAGATGAGCACGGCGATTGCGGTGCGCAGCACGCGCTGCGTCTTGAACCAGATCTCGGGAACGTTCATGGTGACCTCCTCAGGTCAGAGAGTGGTGACGGTGTCCTCGACCCCATCGGGCAGGACGTCGGTGATGCGGATCTCGAACAGTGCGGAGTCGGCGCCGGGGTCGAGCGCGATCTGCGCCCACTCGACGACCTCGGAGTACGAGATCGAGCCGGTCACTCGCGCCTTGGCTTCGAGGTACTGGATGGCCTTGCGGAGACGGTCGCGTTCGAGGACCGCCCGCTCAAGGTCGGACTGCAGACCGGGCACGAGCTTGGCGAGGCCCTTGTACGTCTCCGCCTCCGCCGACACGGTGTCGAGCAGGGTCTGATAGCGGGCGACGTCGTCGTTCGCGCGGTCGAGCAGCCGGAGGATGAGATCGTTCGCGATCTTGTTCGCCTCGTTCGCGTCGGCCGGCGTCCGGTCCTGCCGGGCGCGACGGTTCTCGCGAGCGACGCGCCACGTGAAGATGCCGGTGATCGTGAGTCCGAGTACCGACAGTCCGCCGAGAAGCATCTGCAGCGCGAACTGCAGCTCAGGGGTCACGTGGTTCCTCCGATGGTTCCGGCCAGATGCGCCTCCTTGCGGCGACGGTGAACGACGCTCGCGAGACGCGCGCCGAGCTGAGCGCCCGCGTAGTACGCGAACACGGTCAGCGCGACTCGATCAGCGCCGGTCGGCAGCGATGCCGACAGGACGGCCTGCGTCACGCAGTACAGGCCGATCCCGACGAGCATCATGACGATGCCAACCAGCTCGACGCCCAACCCGAACAGCGACCGACGGAGGTCGGCGCGCAGCAGCACCGGGTCGGACTGCGCCTCGCGCGCGGCGATGACGAGGCCCGTCGACGAGACGATCGCGCCGACCAGGACGAAGGCCGTCATGATCCACACGAGCACCGACCCAAGGGACGCCGCGACGACCGACGGCGTCAGCAGGAACAGCATGACCGCCCACGCCGCACCCGCCGCCTTCGCATGGAGGTGCGCGACGTCCACCCCGTTGAGCCGCTTGAACGCGTTCAGCACCCGCCGAGGGGCGAGCACTGCCTGAGCGGCTACGAGGCGGACACGCAGGAGCACAGCACTCGCGAGAGCACGCCTCCGGCGACTCACGCCCCCGTGCGTCATGCGGAGGGCTCGGTGCCGATCGCGAGGCGCTCGCGGTCGCGGCGGTCCTCCTCGTCGGCGTTCTTCTTCGCCATGAGTTCGAGCGTCGCGTCGTCGAACTCGATCTTGGCGGGACGAGACCCGAGGGCGTCGGCGACGGTGCGACCGATCTGCTCCTCGTCGACGTCGACCTGGATGCCGCCGCTCGCGAGCACAGCACGGACTGCGGCGGCGGTGGCCTGCGCCTGGCGCTCGACCATGAAGTCCGCCGCCTGCCAGGACAGGGCGACGGCCCATTCGGTCGCCCAGTTCATGCCGGCAGAGTCGGGGTTTTCGAAGCGTGCCTTGAGCGCACGCCACGCGTCGTCGGCCAGCGAGGTCGTGTATCCGTTCGGGAACGCGACGACGTTGGGGGTGATGAACAGGGGTCCGGACATTTCTTCCTCCTCGATGGGGGCGGGTGCTTTCACGGCGGTAGCCGACGCGGTGCCGGCGGCGGACTGCCCGAAGTCGATCGGGTAGCCGAGGATGTCTTCGGTCCAGCCCAGGTAGGGCCGGCCGATCTGTCGCTGACGCTGATCGATCGTGCAGACGCCGATCACGCCGTTGCGGGGCCAGTCGGTCGCGAGGACCTGACCACCGCCGAGAGAGATCACGACATCACCGGCTGCGCTCGACGGCTTCCTGCCGAACCAGACCGGCACACCGCGAGGCGGATTGCGGTCGCCGGGATGCTTCCCGCCCGACCCCTCCCACCCTGAGAACGCGGTCGGCGCCGCCTGCGAGGTGCGGGCACCGTTGCGCTTGTACGCCTGCCACACCGCCTCGAGGCAGTAGCCCGGGCGCCACGTCCGGGCTGCGACCATCGTCTGGATCGCTGCTTCTCCACTGACTGCCATGAGTCCTCCTCAGTAGCCGATCGCTGTCCACAGGAACGAGCGCACCCACGGGTTGCTGCTGCCCGGATACATCACGCGGAAACCTGCGCGGGACACGCCGTCGACTCCGGGCGCGATGGGTGGAGTGAGCGGCGAGGCGATCCCCGCGAAGACGGGCAGTACCGACACCGAGAGGATGCCGTTGGGGAACGCCTGCTCGAAGACGATCGAGGGCATGTACTCGTTGCCGTAAAGGCTCGTGGTGCCGGCGGTGAGCATGCCGGTCTTGATCTGCAAGCCTTGGACCGCGAGCACGCCGCTGGGAACGTCGATGCCTGGGAGGGTTGCGCCCGGATTGCCGTTATGTCGTGTCTCCGCACCGGTCACCGCCCAGGACGGTGTCCCCAGCGAGTCCAACACTCGGGACCACTCCCGTCCGCCGATGCGAACGCGCGTGCCGAGCCGATTGAGGTACTGCAGCACAAGCTCGTCCGTCGCGAACGCGCCACCGTCGCCTCCCCAGACCCGCAGGTCGATCAGCTCGCGCACCTGCGAGAAGCCCGCCTGCACCCGTGCGAGCCACAGGGGCTGATCGTCCAGCTCGGCGAACGTGGTCTCGCGCGTCGGGATCTCTTTCGCCGATGAGCCTTGCACGACGTGGAAGGCGGAGACGTTCTCGTCCCAATCGCGCCGCATCGTGATCAGGTCCCAGCGGGAGCCGGCCGCGACGGGCGCCAGGGTGACGGACTCCTCGGCGTCGGACGCGTCCCGGATGCCGTAGCCGAAGCCGCGGCCGGGCGAGAGCCGCACCTCACGGTCGGCGGCACCGATGGTCGCCCGCCAGGACGCCGGGTCGAGGACGCCGTACTGGCGCCCACCGGCCAGCGACAGCAGATCGGACCACTGCGGCTCGTTGACGGAGCCGTCGTACCCTGCGCTGGTGATCATGGTTACCTTCTCTCGATCTCACGGACGGCCGTAGCCATGTCGCGGACGTACTCGATGAGCTGCGACTGCGGGTCGCGCGGGGCGATGCCCACGGTCGGGACGACGACGAAGCCGCTGCGGGTGTCGTGCGTGATGTCGACCTGGGAGATGACGTCCTCGAACTCGAGCGCGCCGACCTTCACAGGCAGGCGATCGCCCAGCTCGAACGTCTCGGCGTAGCGGAACCAGGACGCCTCCTGCAACGCCGCGGTGAAGCCCGCGCTCGCCGCGTGCTTCGCGAGTGCCGCGCGACCGTACGGTTCGAGGTCGGCGCCCTCCTCGGCGTTGCGGGCGTCGACGAAGATCTCGAGCTGCGTGCCCATCTCGGCCTCGAGCGCCTCGTCGACGACGAGCAGGAACTGCCGTGCGGTGCCGTCGCCGCGGCCGCCGACGATCGCGCGCGTCGCGGTGGCGGGCTTGTTCACCCATGCCCACTGCTTGAGGACTCCGGACTGCGGTGTCACCGGGCGGGCGAATAGCTCGCCGGGGCGGACGGCCACGTCCCATCGGTTCGTGGCGCGGTCGCGGCCGATCGTGAGCTGCAGGCGGTCGGCGATGAGTGGCGGGATGATGCTCTCCGCGAGAGCGTCCATCCGCAGCTCGACGGGCGCCGAGGTGCCGAGGCCCTCGGAGGGTGCGACGTCCCACGGTCGGCTGAGGCGGGCGGCGTTCGCGGCGATCGCGGCCAGCGCCCGGGTGTCGGACGGCGCCGTCATCCGCCAGTATTCGGCGGCGCCCTGTCCGGTGGCGGGTGCGCCGGGCACCTGCCACCCGAGGAGTGACCCGAGGTCGTCGAAGTCGTCGGCGACGGGGATGTCGATCGTCCCGAACGGCGACCCCTCCCCCGAGATCTCACCGACCCTGCCCTCGAGCAGGCGCCGCCTCGTGAGCGAGTTGCCGTTGACGGTTGCCATCCAGAGGGCGCAGCGGGCGCCGGGCTCGGTCAGCAGGTCGGAGAGCACGGGGTGCGTGTCCTTGAGGGACAGCACGGCGGTCGACACCGCGTTCCATCGGAGCGAGGCGGTCGTCTTGATCCCGATCGCCTGCCGGATGAACTCGTTGTCGCCGGTCAGGAACTCGGCGATCAGTGTCCGGCGTCGCACTAGAACGCCCTCCAATACAGCGGGGTGTGCGATGCGCGCACCGTCCCGGACCCGGAGGTGCCGATGACGAGTGGTGTGACGCCGCGTGCGGGGATGGGAGCGAAGATCTGGAACCCGAGTGCCTTAGCGCAGTCGACGCCGTTCAGCGTCGCGTACTGGCTCGACGGGTCCGTGTTGATCACGAGCACGTCGCCGGCCGTGAGCGCGAACGGGATCTCGATCAGCGCCTCGCCGAAGCCGAGCTTCGCGCCCGCCTCGAACTCGTCGCTCAGCGTCCAGGTCAGATAGCTCGGCTCGTCCCCCGGGTTCCGGATCTCGGCGTTCTGGAACGACGACCCGGGCGTGATGTGGAACGGCGGACCCCCACCCTCCGGGATGAATGGGGTCGACTTCGGTCCCTCGAACTTCCGGGACACCTCGCGGCCACGCCAGAGCGGCCGCGGTGCGAGCAACTCCACGCCGATCAGCGCATGCCCGGTCACGAACGGGTCGTGATCGAACGAGTAAGACCCGTCGAACGACCCGGTCAGGGGCAGACTTCGCGCGAGGTCGCCATCGCCGACGGTCCACGTCCCCTCGAGGATCGGGTGGAACGAGTCGAAGAACCCCGCGTGATCCGCCTCCCACAGATCCGCGGACGCCGCCCGGAACATGAGCGGCCAGTACACCGGCCGCGCGGGCAGCTCGTACCCGGTGAGTTCAACACCGGGTACGAGCGGCGACGACGACGAGTGCACCTGCATCGGGGGCATGTGCAGCCCCTTCACGCCGGGCGCCATCCGCGGATTCGGGTTCCCGGGCCGTGTGAGCTGCCACTCCGAGCCATCGAAGCCGACCCACTTCATCGGCCGGTTCGACGCGCGGGCGACTGCCGCGGCCTCCGGCGGGGTCAGCGGCGACGACAGGATGATGGTCAACTCGGCCTCCTACCGTTTGGGCAGCGACTGAACAGCGCGCCGCAGCTTCTCGTCCCGCTGGCGCTCGATGTCGCGCGGGTCGAATGCGAAGTACGTCGCGTTGTCCACGACCTGCACCAGCGGCCCCGACTGCTGCCGAGGCGCGGCACCCGCCGACACCACGATCGGCGCGGCCATCGCTGGCACGTCCGTCCGCCACGTCGACGCCGGCACCACGGGCCCGCCGTCAGCGAGCCGCAGTACGCCGGACAGCAGCGCCTGACGCAGCCGGAACACACCCGCGTGACCGCCGGCCGCGTCGACCTCCGCAGCCGTGAGCATGTGCTCGCCGTTGGACGCCATGATCGGCACCAGATCGTCGCGCGGACCACCCGCTCCGAAGATCGGGCCACCCCACGCGCGTCCCGGGAACGTGCCACCGCTGCCGATGCGCCCGCTGCCGAGATTCGCGAAGGTGTTCGCCACGGTGGACAGCGCGAGCTTGATTGCGTCGATCGCGCGCTGCGCAGGCGAGGCGTCCGCGTTGATCACGATCGTCCCGTCGGGCAGGGTCTCCACGCGGGTAGCGAGGTTCTGCACCTTGGCCTGCTCGTCTGTCGCGTTCGAGCTGTAGGCCGTCGTCGCGGAGGGTGGCGTCTGCAGGACCGTGTCGATGAGCGCGCGCGCCTGGTCCTCGGTGAGTCCCATCGCCTCGAGCTGCGACTGCAGCGCGCTCGTCGCGGATTGGTACCGCCCGGTCAGGGCTTCCTGGCTCTCGCCCGCGGCCTGAGCTGCGGACACTTCCTCGGACAGTGCAGCGATCGCGCCGCGCACCTGGTCCTCGAGCAGGGCGCCGGACTCAGAGGCCCGAGCGTTGCTCGCGTCGAAGCCCTCGAGCAGGAGTCGTGATCCGTCCGCCGAGTAGCCGACGCCGTCGATCGCCGTGGCGAGCCGCAGCGAGGCGTCGTTCAGGAAGCCCATTGCGACCGCGGGCTCGCCGAACTCGTTCAGCTTGCCGCGTGCCTCGTCGAGCGCCGATCCGAGGTTCTCTCGCATGGTGTCGGCCGCGATGTCCGTCTGCTCGTCGAACCCGCGCATGCTGTCGCGCAGCTTGTCGAGTTCGGCAGGTCGCCCTTCGAAGCCGTTCACTGCGTCGATCAGGGCCGCGATGCCGTCGACCGTGTCCGCGAGCGGACCAGCGACGAAGGACCCGAAGGCCTCCGTTCCCGCGGCTGCACTCTCGACGACGGACTCGCCGAAGTCGAGCGCCCCGTTCGCGAGGTCGAGGAAGAACTGCAGCACGGGACCACGGTTCTGCGAGACCCACTCCGCGACGTCGCCGAGGGGCTCAGAGAACGCGGACGCGAGAGCACCCTTGATCCCCTCGGCCGCGATCTCGATGTTCCGCTGCGCCTGAGCGATGCGAGACGAGTCGTTATCGGCGAGGGTGCTGAACATCCGGTCGGCCGCGCCCTGCACGCCGTTGAGCTGGTCGACGGCGCTGGTCAGGTCGAGCGAGAACAGCGCAGCGCCGAGGTCCTCCGCCTTGGTGCCGAACAGCTCGACGGCCGCGGCGTTGCGGACCACGGGGTCCTCGGTCTCGCGGAGCTTGTCGAGCACCTGCTGCAGACCCTCGCGGGCGCCGGTCCCGCCGGATGCGATCTTGGCCGTCATCTCCTCCGCCGAGAAGCCGAGCCGCTCGAACCCTGCAGCCGACAGCGTTGACGCGTCGGTCGCGCGGATCTGGAACTCCTTGAGCGCGTCGGCGACGACGTCCGTGTTCCGAGCGCCGGACTCGAGGCCCTGATTCAGCAGCCCGAGCATCTCCTCGCCCGTGAGCCCGAGACGCCGCAGGACGACCGGGTACTCGGTGAGGGTGTCGAGGAGGTCCTCGTTCCGGTTCAGGCCCTCGCGGGCGCCGGTCGCGAGGAGGTCGTACGCGCGGAGCGCCGAGTTCGCCATGCCGCTGCTGAGCAGCACGGACACCGCGGTCGCCGACCGGGTTACGTCTTCGTCGAGGACGTCGGCGATACCGCCCAGTCCCTCGACGACCTTCTGCGCATCGCGCGTCGTGGCGTCCTCGTCGATCAGATCGAACTGCAGAGCGAGCCGCGTGGTGTTCATGTTCGACTCGATCGACTCGCCGAAGTTGTTCGCGTAGGCCTCGCCGGCCACCCGCGCGAAGCGGGCCGCGGAGTCCTCGCTGATGCCAGTCAAGCCCTCGAGGCGGTCCTGGCGGACCTCGATCTGCAGCGCGGACTGGAACTCGTTGATCAGCACGTCGGCCGCGGTGTGCCCTATCTTCGCGACGGCGCCTGCGATGGGGATGCTCGCCAGGCCGGCGACGATACCGCTCACCAGGGCAGCCCCGCCGCGTCGCCCGCCGTCGCCGCCGGCTTCCTCCGCGGAGTCCGCGACCTCGTCGAGAGCGGCCTCGGCGGATGACGTGTCGGCGTCGACCTCCATCGTGGCGCGGGCACCGCGGAGTCCGTTGAGATTCCCCTCGACGCGGCGGAGGTTCGCCTCGGCGCGTCGGATGTCAGCGGACACGTCGAGTTCGGTGGACACCGACCGCAGGTAGTCGAGGTTCCCCTGGATGCGGGCGAGGTTCTTCTCGCCCTTCTCGATGTTCGCGTCGACGCGCGCGACGACCTCGGACGAGACGATCCGCTTCGCCTGCTCCTCGACGCGGTCCATCCCGGCGAGGGCGTCGGCCGGGTCGGCGTCGACCTTCTGCGTGATGGGCTTCTTCTCGATGCGCTGGCCGGTGGCCTTGACGTTCTTCTCGGCACGCGCGAGGTCGTTGTCGTCGACCGTGAGCAGAACCTCGACTTCACCTGCGCGCATGCGACGTCACCTCCTGGTGAGAGCCCGCCGCAGCCGGGACGTGGAGTCCGGTTCGAGCAGGGAGAAGATCAGCGTTCGGATGCCGGGCCACGGCCGCGCGCGCACGTCGTCGGACCACAGGTCGATCCCGAGGTCGAGGAGATCCGCGACGACGAGTCGCCAGTGCGTGACGATCGCGTACAGCGAGTCGTCGACCGTGCTCGCCGCCGGGTCCGCTCCGGATGCGGTCTCCGTCGGTGCGTCGGGGAGCAGCTCGGCAGGGACGGGCAGGTAGTCCGAGTACCAGCCGTCCTCGTCAGCGACCGCGCCGGGTGCCGCGAACGGCGCCCAGTCCTCGGCCGTGACTAGCCTTTTCGCGGGGCATCACCGGACGACCCGGCGCCCTGCCCCTCGGCGTTGCGCGGTGACCACATGAGTTTCGCGAGCGCGTCGGCGTACCGCTTGCCGCGCGCCCAGTAGAAGATCGCGTAGTACGCGGCCCGGTCGATCGTCGCCGACGAGATGCCGGCGTCGCGCATCTCGTAGAACGAGGCGCCGAGCGCGGGGTGATCCCCCGCCTCGATCGAGTCGAGGACTTCCTGGATCGGCTCGGGGATCTCGACCCCGGAGACGACGCCCATGTTCACCTCGCCGCGGACGGCGAGAGCGAGCACCTTCGCCGAGTCCTCGACGGACGGGGGGCGCACCCGGAAGGTGTGCCCCCCGTTTCCCTCGGAGTCAGCCCCGAGGTTGACGAAGACGAGATCCGGCGCCGCCCACTCCGTGAAGTCGACAGCGCTCACGATCAGGCCCCGCGGGTGAAGGTGAACGGAGCCGAGGCGCCGCCTGCCGTGGTGACGACGATGTCGACGTCGCCCGCGTCACCGACCGGGAGCTGCGCCACGAGGGACACGGCGCTGACGGGCAGGAACTCGACCGGTGCGCCCTCGATGGTGACGGCCGTCGCGCCGAGCAGACCGGAGCCCGTGACGGACAGCAGGTCGTTGTCGGTGGGGATGTTGCCGCCTGGACCGGTGACGGAGGCGACCAGCGGCGCGGTCGCGTTCCAGCCGGTGAACGGGTTCGAGATCTCCTCGTAGGAGCCCTTCCCCGAGAGCGTCCATCCGAGGACCTCGATCTCGCCGCCGGGGCCCGTGTTCTGACGGGACTTGGCGACGGTCGCGAAGCCGCGGCCGGCGTCTTCGGGGTTCGGGGTTCCGAACTGCGGCTTGTGGTACCAGCGGTAGTCGATGACCGCCAACTCGCCGACGGCACCCGGGCGTGTGCGGGCGAGCAGCGCCTCGATCTCCGGCAGGTACCGGCCGGTCGCGAGCGAGCGGTTCACCTGCGTGTTGAACGAGTGGCCGAAGCCGCGCGCCGTGACGTCCGAGTTCGGCGAGCCGAGGTCGTCGTACGTCTGCGCGTCCTGCGTGGTCTCGGTGTCGGCGGGCTGGTAGCCGAACATGCGTCGGACGGCCTGCCAGAGGGGCGCGTCGTACGTGCCGAGGTTGACGTCGATGCCGTACTCGAAGCTCTTTCCGAGCGTCGTGCCGGCGGGGAGCTGAGTCTGCGGGTTCATTGGATTGCCTCCGGGTTGTCGAGGATGATCTGGTAGTTGTCGGACCGCTCCTCGCGGCCCTTGGTGTCGGCCCCGAGGGGCCCCTGCGAGATGCGACGGATGTCGCTGATCCCTCCCACCCGGGAGAGTCCGTGCAGCACGACGAAGGCGACGCCCGCGAGAACGTCGGCGCCGGCCGGGTCGTAGGGTGCTCCGCGCAGCCGGAGCTGCACGCGGCGCACGGAGAGGTCGTCGTCGGTCGATGCGTAGACGCGGACGCCGATCGTTCGGTTCGGGGTGTCCTGCGTCGCGCCGTAGCGGATGCCGACGACGTCCTGCGTGTAGTCCGGTGCGTCCGGGTCAGCGACCCACGACCACCCGGGGACGCCGCCGAGGATCTCGCACAGGCGGTACGTCAGCGCGGCGTCGTCAATCTGCACGAAGCACCGCCCGGATATGGTCGGCGACCGGCTTCGCGACGTCGGTCTCGAGCGCGGCGGTCTCGAGGTACTTCGCCTCGCCGCCGTTCGGGTGCTCGTACTCGGTCTTCTCGTGCTGCAGCCAGGCGTGGGGCGCGTCGAAGATCACCTCGACCTCACCGGCCTCGCCGACGACGACCTTCCCGGAGCGCCAGAGGACCTTGTCGTCGACGGGCACGCGGGCTCGCGCGGCCTTGAGGACGTCGCGGCCGGCCTGTCGGAGGCCGTCGTCGGCGGCGTTCAGGATCGTGTCCGAGAGTGCGCGGTGCATCTTCACGGCGACCTCCTCACTCGAGGGACAGGACGAGCTGCGACGGCAGGTCGTCGCCGTTCTCCTCACGCGACACCGCGATCACGACGGCGGTGCGCTCGACGGCGCGGCCGGGCCACAGGGTGACCTCGGACCCGAGGGGCGCGTCGACGTCAACGGCCACGGTGACCCGCGCGGACGATGCGACCTGCACGCCGTCGACGCCGCGGATCATGCGGAACGAGTCGTCGACCTCGGCGCGGGTAGCCGGCGGGTCGGTGGCGCTGAGGCGCGGGCCCATGCCGGCGCCCTTGCGCATGGGCCGGATGCGGACGGTGTGAGGGAACCAGAACGCGTCGTCGCTCACGAGTAGCCGCCCTCGGGGAACAGCTTCGACAGGGGGCGCTCGGTGGGGAACGATCCGACGGGCATCGCTCGGGTGGGCTGCGTCGCGCCGTCCGGGCAGAGGAGTCGGAGACCCGAGATGTCCTCGGGGAAGAATGCGGAGCGCACGTCGCGGTAGCTACGGTTCGTGCCGTTGCGTCCCTGCGATGCGATCGTGCCGGTCCCGATGGAAGCCGCCCGCGCGGCCACGCCCTTGAGGATCGCGACGACCGCGGTGCGCTCGGGGGTGTCGTCGTCGAACTCGGGCAGGCAGGGTGCCAGCTGTCGGGCTCGGAGGATGAGACGGATCGCGAGGTCCTTGTCGCCGCCGATCACGTCGGCATCCACTCCCCCGATGTTGAGTGCGAACGCCATGCGGGACTCCTCTCGTCTGCGCCCTGCTGAGCGCTGTCAGCGCCGCGACGGCGTGACTGTGCGGGTATGCCCGCCGAGCGCGTCAGCGGGGCGCGTGGCACTCGCCACGGCAGGAGGCGGAACGACCCCCGGTGCCCACGGCCGGGGGTCGTTCCTGTCTTGCATCTCGACCCGAAGGTCGGGACTACTTGGCGGACGTCTTCGGCGCCTGCCGAGCCGTCGCCAGCTCGGCCTTCGCCTGATCGGCGTCGGCTCGTGCTGCGACGGCGTCGGCCTTCGCCTGCGCCAGCGCAGCGGACTGCGCGTCGGTCGCGGCCTTGACCGCGGCGTCGACGTCGTCCTGCGAGAAGGCGACCGGCTCGGGCTCGACCTCGGGCAGCTCGTACTCCTCGATGAAGCCCTGCTTCACCAGTCGCTCGAGCTGCTCCTCGGACACGCCCTGCGGGACGAGTTCGCCGCGGCGGACGAAGACGGCCACGCTGTTGCTGCCGGGGCCACCGATGGAGACCTTCACGACCGTGGCCGTTGCGATGTGCAGCGTCATGGTCACTCCGTCCCGGTCAGGTAGAACGCGGACAGCGGGTCGGTCACGAGCGGCACGTGCACGTTGCGAGCCTGCAGGCGGGTCTTCTCCGCCTTCGCCTCGCGGATGGCCGCGATCTCCACGCCCGTGTCGCCGCCGATGTGGCGCATCTCGGGCGTGACGATCTGCTCACGCGCGATGCCGCCGAAGCGACGCCGGTCGAGGAACAGCGGGTCGGGCAGATCGTCGCCGTCGTCCGAGATCCAGGTGATGCCGGCCACGGTCGGGAAGCCGTCCGTGAGCGCCTGGCGGTCGTCCTTCGGCAGGATGTCGAGCAGCTCGGGGATGACCTCCGCGTACAGCTCGCCGGGGAGCACGACGGTGTCGATGTCGTAGCCGAGCTTCTGCGCACGAGTGCGCGCCTTGATGCGCAGCGCGTCCTTGTACACCTGCTTGCCGGTGGTCCAGGCGGCGCCCGCGGCGAGGGTGTTGGTCACCGAGGAGGCGACCACGCCGAGCGCCATCTCGTTGGCCGCGAAGACCAGTTCGGTCTGCAGGAAGGTGAACGCGTCGTCGACGGGCGAGCGCAGCAGGCGGGTGACCTGCTCGTCGGTGACCTCGGTCGCGAGGCCCTCCTTCGCCGCCTGGTAGAACTCGTACTCTTCCTGCGACATCGGCGTGAGCTTGTACTCGCTGCCCGGTGCCACGACCTCGGCGCCCCGCTGCGCGCGGATGACCTCGTTCTTCGGGACGCCGATCGAGCCGCCCTGGATCGTGAAGCGCTTCGTCAGCAGGTAGAGGCCGAGGAACTGCTGCGCGGTCAGGATCTCCCCGAAGCGCCGAGCGACGAGCGTCGGCGACTTGAGGAATGCGATGACGTCCGCGGCGGTGACGTTCGCGAGCTGGCTCGCGGTGTTCGGATAGGTCTGCATGTCCGTCTCTCCTTTCTAGAGCTGGATGGCACGGACGGCGGCGCCATCCGCGGCGGACGTGAGGGCGAGGTAGACCGCGGCGCCCGCGGCGAGGGTGCGGACCTTGCCCGCGCCTCCGGCCTCGAGGCGCTGGCCGCGGGTGACGGCACCCAGGGCGATCAGCTCGTGGATGGGCTTGCCCACCTCGACGGTGAGCTTGTCGCCGACGGCCGCGTCGTGCCCGGCGACGCCGACCACCTTCGCGGATGCGGCGGCAGCGGGCGCGACCGTCATGTCGGCGGTGCCGACCTCGACGGGAGAGCCGGCGGTGACGGCGGACGTGACGCCAAAGGTGACGGTGTCGCCCGGGCGGAACAGCGGGAGGTAGGACTTCGCCATGATCAGGCCTCGACCTTCTGTGCGGAGGGGTACACGCGGTCGTGGAGGGCCGACTCCGAGTCGGTCACCTCGTCCGAGTGCCCCAGTTCGGTCACCGCGAGAGCGGTGTTCTTCGGGAATCCGTTGATGACCGCGGTGAAGCGCTCCTCGTTCTCGTCGAGCGCCTCGCGCCAGGCGTCCTTCGACGCGGCGACGATGCGGCCCTCGCGGAGCGCCGTCGCCACGAACTCGTCGCGACGCGCCTTGATCTGCTCCTCGCGCGCCGTGGCGCCGAGAGCGGCCTGCGCCTTCATCTCCTCGAACGCGGCGCCGTCCACGACGACCGCACCCTTCGGGATCGGGGGCGCTGCGGCAGCGGTGGGTGCGGGTTCCGCGAGCTTGCCGTCGAGCGCGCTGAGCAGCACGTCGTCGGAAGCAGCGGCATCGGTCACACCGAGCCGCTGCGCGAGACCAGCCTTGAGGTCGTCATAACCCATGACGTTTTCCTTTCGGTGGGGTTCACCCGACTCGGTCGAGACCGGGAGCTTGTGGGCCGAGGGGCGAGCCTCGGACGCGAACACGACGAGGCGGGCAGCGGAGTCTTCCGGCTCGTCCTCGTCGGGGATGAGGACCGTCTCATCGTCGTCACCGACGGTGTCGACGGGACCGGAGTCCTCGACCACTCCGACGCGGTCCGCGAGGCCCTGCTCGACCGCCGCGGTGGCGGTCATCCAGGTTTCGTCGGCGAGTAGCGTCGCCCAGTCCTTCTCGCCGGCCTTCGCCGTGTAGATCTCGATGATCGACTTCTCGATCCCGTCGAGGATGTCGGCCTGCTTGCGGAGCACGGTCGAGTTGCCCCAGGCGATGACCGATGGCGAGTGGATCATCATCTGCGTGCCGGGCGACATCACGCACTCGTTGCAGCCGGCCGCGATCACGGATGCGGCGGATGCCGCGCGCCCGTCGACGACTGCCGTCACGGTGGCCTTATGCGCCCGGAGCATGTTCAGGATCGACACGCCCTCGAACACCTCGCCACCCGGCGAGTTGATCCGCAGCACGATCTTGTCGACGGACTTCGGGAGCGCGTCGAGCACGGCGCTGACGTCCTTCGCCGAGACGCCCCAGTAGCCGCCCCAGGAGTCGATCGGTCCGTAGAGGCGGATGGTCGCGACCGTGCCGTCGCCGCTCGGGGCGGGGGTGGTCACGGCGTTGAAGAACTCCGCCTTCGACTCGGGGACCGGGAGCTTGCCCCAGTACCGACTGTCGCGCTTGGTCATGCTGCCTCCTCGGCTTCGTCGTCATCCGGACCGAGATCGGCGCCGGCCTTGCGCACGATGTCGCGCGCTTCCTTCTTGCTCAGGACCGTGCCGACGCCGAGGTAGACCTTCTGCACGATCTCGGCCACGTCGCGCGCCTTCTCGGTCTCGGTCTGCTCGTCGCTGTTCTCCGACTCGGTCGTCTCGTCCATGACGGGAAGCCCGTAGAGCGCACGGAGGTGAGACTCGAGCGCGGGGTTCCAACGGATCGCGCCGGAGTCGAGCAGGGCTCGGATCGCCTCAGCGGTGGCCGGGTGCTCGGCGCCGATCTTCGGCGGGATGAGCCGCGGCGCCGGCTCGGTCGGTCCCCAGTTCGCGTCGACGAGGTCCTCGATGACGTGCTGCTGCACGACCGTGGCGATCTGTCGGGCCCGTGAGTTGAGCGACTTCGTGAAGAAGTTCGCGAACGTGTCGCCCAGCGCGTACGACCCGGTGGAGTCGTCGCCCCCGAGGTTGAGGAAGTGAGTCAGTGCGCCGCGGCCGATCTGCTCGTCGTAGTACCGGATCTGCTTGTCGAGATCCGGGACCTTGCCGGTCACGCCCTTGAAGTCGAACTGAGCCCCATGCGGCAGCGAGACGCCCGCGGCGTCGCCAGCTCGCGCGTCCTTCGCGACCTTGAGCCCGCGGGAGATCTCGTCGTTCAGCCACTCGAGGACCTTGTCGTCGTCGCTGAGATCGGGCGGCGGTGCACTCGTGTAGGCCGGCAGGCCGAGCCCGTTGCGTTCTGCGGCCAGCGCCTGCACTCGGAGGGTGCGGTCCTTGAGGAGCCACATCTTGTAGGCGGATCGGAGAAGCGAGACACCGATCCAGTTCGCGCCCTCGCGCTCGTTCACGAACACGACCAGACGGTCGATCGGGATCGTGACGCCACTCGTGATCGAGCCGCCCAGCACCTGCGTGCCGCCCGGACCGACCGCGGTGCGGGTGCCGGCGCCGTGCTGGACGATGGCCTCGAGCCCGCCGTCGCGCGCCGTCTTGAAGTCGGCGATCGTGCGGGGCGGGCGCCACGCGAGCTTGCGGAGGTGGGCGCGGTTCGTCGCGTCGACGTCGTACACCTGCTCGAAGACCGAGTGGCCGAACACCAGCTCGAGCAGCGCGAGGCGCAGGAACTCATCCCACGAGAACCGACCCTTCGTCCGCAGCGGGGCCTTCCGCTCCTTGCCGACGATGGCGAGGTCGAGGTCGTTCGCGACGTGCTCCGCCACCTCGTCGCGAACGCCCGTTGCGTCGAGCCGCCACTCCGACTCGAGGAGCGGGAGGATCACGGCCATGAGCACCGACATCACCTGCGGGTCCTCGCGGCGCATCCGGTCGTAGACATCGATGGAGAGCGGCCACACGAGATCCGGGTTCGTCTCGGCGATTTCGGCGAGCATGCCCGCCCACCCGGGGAGCCCTCCGCTCTGGTGTCCGATCTCCGTCACGGGGGCCTCCTGTCAGAACGCGGCGGTTAGAACGTCCGCCTCAGCGGTGCTCTCGACGTCGTCGCGGGTGATGACGCGCGCCGGGGGTGGCGGCGGTGCGGGCTTCTTCTTGGCGGGCTTGAACGACTCGAGTCCGATGAGCGCGTAGTTCACGGCCACCACCGGAGCGATGTCGACCGGCGAAGCGTCGCGGTCCCACACCGGCATGCCGCTGAGAGACTTCGTCGCGCCGTTCGCGATCGCCAGGTCGAGGGGACCCTGCGACCGATGCCGGATCTTGTCCTCACGCATCCGGTCGCTGAGTCGTCCCGCCGACGTCAGCAGCACGGTGGCCGAGATGTCGACGATGTCGAACCCTGCTTCCTGCAGCAGCGAGACGAGGTCGGCCGCGTCGCAGCCCTTCGTCTGGATCGCCACCTGGTTGATGCCGGTCTTCGCGCGGACCGCCTTCGCGTGCTTGACGACCCACGTCATGCCGGTGCGCTGCGCGATCAGCTCGAGGTGCACGCGGCCGTCGTCGCGGTAGCCGGCGACGCCGATGCTGGACCGGGTGAGCCGCTTCTCGCGGTGCACGTCGATGCCCATCACCATCCGCGACGACTCTGCGATGAGGGAGCCGAGGTCGACGATCACGCCGTCGTCGTCGACGACCGGCGCGTCGGCGGACTCTGCCCAGCTCGCACCGTCGAGGTAGGGCTCTACGCGGGAGTTCACCCAGTCGCACAGGATCTCCGTGCGCTTCGTGGCCTCCGGCTCGTCGCCGAGCAGGTCGGACCAGATCGAGTCGAAGAACATCGGCTTGTAGCCGACGGACGGGTTCGACTGCAGGATGCCGTCGATGTCGAGCAGCGGGCGTCCCGGCTCGGCGGACCACTCGAACAGCGCGGTCGCGATGTCATGCGTGTTCGCGAACTCCTCGAGCGACTGCAGGCCGCTGTCGACGTAGCGCTCGTACTCCTGGATCGTCTTGATCGCGCCGTCCCGCAGCGTGCGGAGGACGACCGACTTCGCGTCGCCTGCCGAGGAGATCCCCCAGAGCTGCGAGTTGAAGATGGCGTTCTTCGTCTTGGACACCGAGCCCCACACGTCCCACGTGTGCTGCTCGCGCATCTCGTCCATGATCACGCGGGCCGCGGACTTGCCTCGGCCACCCATGCGCGACGCCGCGCGGGGCTCGTACTTCGCACCGTTCCGGAGGCGGAGCGACTTCTTGCCGTTCGTCTTCACCGGCTTGCGCGTCTCGGTCGCGAGGTCGTCAACCACGAACCGCTGATCATCCTCGTCCGGGTTCGGGTCGCAGCGCTTGAGCGCGGCGTCCCACGCCTCCTCCGCGATGTCGAGGTTCTGCGCCGTGCCGAGGATGAGGAACTCCTCAGCCGGCAGGTGCTCGGGGA